AGACGGAACAGGGGAAGCAGTGCACGTCAAATTGAATGGACGTCCCATTGCTTGATCCGGAGTTGCCGGTACTGGTGCTTGAACTACTTTTGGTAGCGGGCCAGGAATCGGACGAGTATCCATAAGATATCCTTTAGGACCGCGATTAACGGGCACGGACGAAATAGGAGGTGAAGAACGATTCATGTTTCCAGAAAGATCTGTGGGAACGGAAGGTGCAGTAGGACCGGGAGGAATGACTTCGGTTGATACCATCGGCGTTACTGGTCCAGGAGTAGGAGTATCCAAACCTTCGCGCGTCTTTCCGAAAAGAGTCCACAGAAGAATAAGCACAATAATAGCTAATGCTCCATACCAGGCCTTGAACTTCATTGTTTTAAGAATATATAAATTTACCCGAACCGCTTTTTAGCTGTGGCGCTGCATTTCTTCGATACAATACGGCCAGCCTTGTTGTACATTAAACAATCTTTCGTAAGACCACCCGAGGTCTTTTCTGCAGTTCCGTGCATGACCTTTGCGCGGCTTCCTATCCGCTGAGTCTTGCGGCGACCGGCATTAGATGAAGTGGAATCGACCATTTTGTATATACATACGATTATTGTACCATCGATTGCCCGTTAATCGTAACATCCAAAAATCCGAATTTTCTTGGATTTCTCGGCGAACTGGACGCGAATAAGAAGATAGAAAAAGCGTCGAAAAATCGTATACTTGCCCCTGCATTTTTTCATATACAGTCTCCAGATACTCCGACGTTATTTCCGAGTAATCCTGCGTCCACAACACAGGTAATCGTCCGTATTTTTGTCTAGCAAGTAGACTATCTTCCATAATGGGAATACATCCAGCGACCAGAGCTTCGTAATGTCTGTGACAGTCCACACCATTTCCTTCCGGCGAAACTACAAATTTGTAATTTGGAAGTTGGAGAAAGTACTCTTTCGAATCAAGACTTTTGTTTGGAATCCCGTTTGCATTCAGAGTTTTTAGGAAAGATTTACGATTCGGTGTTTCTGGACGTCGTCGTTGGTCAGTGTCTGCATTCAAGGCACATAGTACTAACAGACCCCGTCCACCGATTTGAGTTTCCAAATGTTTAACATTCACATACCCAAATCCCATCCCAATCGGCCAAGGTGTCCATGAATCCGAACCGTCTGTTACAGATGCTTGGACAATCAAATCTTTTTTATCTTTGAGTCTGTTCTGCCAAGTCTTTAGCGTGAAGAACATTATTTTTACACCACAATTGTTTGTTTAATTATTATCTTGGATTAACTGGACATTGGGGTCTAAAACATAGTCGTCTTTAACTATTTTGTGCCGAATGTCGCTATACGATTCTCTTTGGATTACCATTGGAGGAACTATACATCTCCAATTATCTTTTTGTTGTAGGTTACACCAATACACATCTATATGATTTTCATTATCTTTTTTTATCATCTCATTCCTTTTTCTTTCAAATAAACTGAATTTATTAGATAACAATTTCTGTAATCCAGTTTCAAAATTATCTAATAATTTGGGAACATAATATTTTTTAATTATGTAGGAGGAAGCGTGAAGTGCTCTGATAGCACGATTTCCTTCCAAAACATCGTAATATCCTCCTAACATCAAGACATCAAATGGTTTTTGAATATGTTCTAGTATTGTTTCATTTGAGTAATTCAACCATTCCACATCATCTTCCAGTATAAGTGTATTGTCCCATCCATTATCTATCACCATTCTCATAACTGCAAGGTTACTCTTTCCACAACCAACAATTCCTGGGATGTCACGTATGGCTGAAAACCGAACAACTTTTTCCGCTGGAATTCCAGCTTCGTTGAAAAAACTTTGAATGCTTTCCAATCTATCTGTTCGGTGATCCAAATTTATAAAAATGATTTTATCAACCAATTCCCACCACTGCATTATTTTTAAACCATAATTGAAGTTCAGTATTGAAACTCAATTGTGGGTTTTTGAAACCCTTACGGCAAGTATTACGGTACAGATTGAGTTCACGTTTAGTTGCTGTACGCGAGGCCACCCATGCCGGACATGACGCGGAGGACGTTGTAGTTGAGCGCGTAGACGCGGACCTGGGCCGTGCGGACACCGATGACCGTGTTGAGCGACACCGTGAGCTGGAGCGTGGCCTTGTCGATGCGCGAGAAGTTGCACGTTCCGGACGGCTGGTGCTCCTCGGGGCGCAGCGCGAACGAGTACACGTTAATGCCCGTAGACGGCGAGCGGGAGTGGTGCTGGTAAGGCTGCACCTTGTCGAAGTACGAGCCCTCGCGCTCCGTGAAGCGGTCCTGGCCGTTGAGCTGGAGCTTGGCGACCTCCACGGGGTTCTTGCCCTCGCAGCGCACGCCCGAGTCGAGGATGACCTTGGCGAGCAGGTAGTTAACACCCGACTCGAACTCCGCAACTCCACCGAGGTCGTACGAGTCCGCGCCGAGGAGCGAAGAACCCTGGGTACCGGCGGCCTGGCCCAGTACCGACGTGGCCAGAGACACCGAGGACGTGTTCGAGGCCTGGCCAGCGACCGAGCCACTCGACGCCTGGGACAGCAGCGACGTAATCATGCCGTCCGTGGAGAAGTCGTCGGAGTAGTTGAAGGGCTGCGCACCGCCAACCGAGGCGAGCCACTGGGACGTCGAGCAGTCAACGAATGAGTCGCGCTGGACGACCCACTGGAGCTCCTTGACGGGGTGGTTAAAGTTCAGCTGGACCTTGTTGGACGACGACGTGATGGACTCAGCACCCGTGTACTGCACCTGCTCAATGAGGTACTCGTGGGACTGCTGGGCGAAGCGGCGGCGCTCCTCCGTGTCCAGGTAGACGTAGTCGACGTAGATCGAGGCAGCGGCCAGGGACTGCGCAGGCGCGGCAGCCGGGACACCAACAGCCGACTCGAAGTACTGGCAGTTCTGCCACGTCTCGAAGTCGACGTTAATGCGCACCTCGTGGTACTGGAGCGCAATCAGGGGAATCGCTACACCCGGGTTGCGGCAGAACCAGAACTGGAGGGGGATGTACAGCGTCTTGGCGGGCGTGCCCTTGCGCGGCACGCAAGAGATCGTCGTCTCAGAGCTAGAGCACGTCGCATCGAGGGCAATGCCGGTCGTGCGCTTGACGAGTACGAGGTCGTGGGTGTTGCCGATCATCGAGTCCAGCACCTTGACGTTTCCGGCCTCCGTCGACAGCTGCGTCCAGATCTGCATCCAGTCACCATACTGGCGGTCAATGCGCTGGCCGCCGATCTCAATCTCAACCTGCTTCAGCAGGCGGTGGCCGATGTAGTTCAGCCAGCGGAAGCCGCTCGCCGACGCGGAGCCGAACGTGCCGGTCGAGGCCGTCAGGTCAATAGCCGGGAGCACAACCTGGACGTACGTCTTGTACATCAGGTCAGCGTTGCGGTTAATGACGGCAGTTACGCGCTTGTTAAAGTCGGCCTGGCCGTTGAAGGTAACCTCAATCGACTCTACGGCGAAGTTCGTGTGGCGCTTGTACAGAATCTTCCAGAACGTAATCTGGGGGTTGCCCGAGATGTAAATATCTTGAGCTCCGTATGACACCAATTGCATCAATCCGCCACCCATAGTATTGTTATACCATAACCGGAGAAAAAAATTAAGGATGAACTTTTCACGAGGGGGCGACAAAATAATAATTAGGTATGTGGTATCATAGTAAGTTTTCGGGTAAGTTGTTTATGACTTCATTTCGTGCTATAATAGCATCTTCTAACGAAGAATGGTGAGATCGGTAGTCGAGAATGATACCGCGTTTAACTCGTACAACATAGGTATTCTTCTGTTTTGTTATATACCTTTCGCCAGTTGTAATATTTCGTTTAAAGTTAATCAAGTCTACATCAAGAAACTTCCATTTGAATCCTCCGGCGTGTTTTCTTTCTCCACGACACACGCGAGAAATATGACTACTTGATATGTCTGTGTTATGTACAGCTTCCTGTATACTTTCAAATTCTTCAAGTAACGTATCATAATCGTCGTATTTTCCAACGCGCTGTTTTCTTCCTTTTGTTATAACTTTAGGTTTCTTAGCAACAATCTTTCTTTTTTCGGCGCGACCCTTGTGTAGGGCATCAATGACCGTCTTACTTTGTACGAAACCAGCCTCCTTCTTTTCTTTCCAAATCTGTTTCATTTTTTCACTTATAGCAGTTCGCTGTTCATTAGACACCGATTTACCAAAGTTATGATTTTTACTAGCGAGTTGTCTTTCTGAGCGAGCTTTCTTCATTTCATCGGTATATACAATCGTACTTGGAACTCCTGTTTTCTTCTCACTAATAAGCTTCTTCGTTTCTTCATTATGACGCGAGTTTCTTCCACCTTCCTTCAGATTATACCCTTTAGGACTCAGTGTTCCAAACTTCTTGATATAGAATTCCTCCAAATCATTACATGCCTCATCAAAGCATACACACACTATTTCAAACTTAAAGTTTTCAATCCCGTGTTTTACATAAGCATTGAATAGACATCGTCCCAACATAGTTTTACATTTTCGCTTATGTTGATTCCATCTTGTATGGATATCTGAATGTAAAGTTTGCCCAACGTACTGTTTGCCGTTGAGATTGTTCGTGATGCGATAAATATATCCCATTATTTATACCTCAAGACCTCTCTTAGCGTTTATAATTTCGTTTTGTTTCACAAATGAACGTCCTGCTCTGGCCGACCGCGAACCCGATTCTCAACACTTTTCTGCGCTCTATCGTGCTCATTCTAGGGATGATATTTGGTTTTGGCTTCTCGCTTTACTCTGCATACTGGGGAGCAGTCGTTCACGATGCTGTTTCCCTGTGGCTCATTCGGGACATTGTTTAATATGCCGAATGTGCCTCTTATGTGAATCGAACACATGACCTTTTCTTCACTAGTCAGTGACTACAAGAGAAACGCACTACCACTATGCTAAAGAGGCTTATGTTTTAAAGGTTAGTTGCCTGTAGACCCAAATCCACCGCCACCACGATTGTCGGGAGGAGCAGGAAGATCGGCAGGAGAATCTACCAAAATAACCTGGTCGTACGGCAGCCAATTATGCTGAACGATCTGGAATAGCCGGCGACCTTCCGTAATCGTATAGTTTTGGAGATTAGGGTCAAGGCAATCTAC